ACTTGCAACTCCTCTTACACCCAAAGCACCAAGAACACCACCTAGATTTGGTTCAATGTGTCTTAATGGTCTATCCAAGATACCAAATGATGCAACTCTTGCAGCTGCTTGAATTGGCATCAATGGATTATATAACTTAGTTTCATTAAAAGGCTGATATCCTTGTAGATATATTTGTTTCAACAAAAATTTAATACCAGGATTTGACGCAGAATATTTTGTTACTCTGACAACATCAATTGCAGCTGAAGGTTGGAATGGTGCAAACTTAAGAGTAGAATTAAGTCCTCTATTTGCATCATTAATGTTTGTTACAATGTAAGGTTGATTTGCACCAAAAAATCCACCAGATTCACCTTCTGGATACGGACTGTACTTACTATATAAAATACTACTATTTGGAGTAAATAACGTACTTAATTTATTTGCGTCTCTTTCATTTACTTCAGGAGGCAAAATCAAACCTGCACCTTGTATCTGTGCATTTGTCGTTGTTTCTGGATTATTTAGATTTGTTGAATTTGCCATATAATTATGTTAAGCTTGTTTGCATTGCTACTCCACCTGAATCCAATCTGAATCCTACATTCTTAGAAATTCCAGTGATCATCTTTTGACCATCTAAGTCAACATTTACTGATATGCTGCCAATACCTTCTTTGATGCCTTGTTTTATAGCTCCTATTATAGATGCTTGATTAATAACACTTTCATTGGTAGCTACAACATTTGTAGTAACAGTTGGTATATTAGTTCCAACAGCATTATTAATTACACCATTAAATGTTGGCAGTGTTGCATTACTAGACATTTTTGAGATATTATCATATCCATTTTCAAATGGTTCAGTAATTGCATCTGATAAAGATGGACCAATTGACACAATTCCATCATATATGCCAAGACCAATTTTTGATGGAGAATTGGCCATAAAACCACTTTTTTCCTTAATCCACTTAAAAGCATCTACAAATGGTTGTATGAGTGTGTCATATATTGCATATCCAATAGCTTTTAATCCTCCCAATAAAAGTCCATCAGTACCAACAAATTCATCAAATCTAGTAATCAAATTATTTATTAACATAAATGCATTTATCACCAGACCAATTGGCCCTAAAAATTTAGAAAATACACCAAAAAGCCCAGACATTTTACTAAATATACCAAGATTTTTACTAATCGTCATTGTCAATAAACTAAATGATTTCATTAAAGATTTACCTCTGGACAGTGCTGTAATAAATATATTTATTGGTTTGATTATTAATAACCATGGACCCAATAATGATGTACTTGCCAATGTTATAAGTTTAATAAGTTGCAGAGCAGAAGGTAAAATTTTAGTTGTAAGTAATAACAAAGGTTCTACTATATCCATTACTGGCTTAGCTAATTCCATCATCAATTGATTAAATTGATTTTGTAGTTGATTGATTCTTTCTTGGTTGGCTAGTTGTTTTAATCTAAGTTCTGCTTGTTTACCAAGATCTTTTGCTTCTACATCTCTCGCCCTCTTCATTTCTTGCATTTTATCCAATTGAGCCTTTTGTTCAACGGTACCATTCATTCTTATGTAATTAAGCTCTTTATCAGCTTGAATCATTTCTTGCAATTCAGTGACTGTTTTTCCTGATGCATCCGCAAATGCTTGTGCTTGGAATGGGTCCATTGCATCAAAATTCATGCTTTTTGCAATCTTTAAAATTTCTCTATTTGCATTAAGTGTGTCTTTTCTATAAGCTAATTCTCTTGCTCTTTGAAAAGAAATGTTTGTACCTAACAAAACACTAGCTTCTATTTCAGAATTTATACTGGCGTTAAAATCCAATAATTTTTTAGCAGTATCCGCCATTTTTTGGAATGTTGTTCCCATTTGTCTAGCTTCAACTGTGCCTTTAATTAAATTTACTACTGAATTTCCTGTATAAATTCTTATATCATCAGATGCTTCTGCAACTTCTTTCATTACTTCAGGCAAAGGAACTCCAGCTGCATTTGCCATGTCTTTTGCAAAACCGATCATTCCTTTTTGAGATGCAACTGTACCTCTTGATATACTAGAAATTGTCTTTAAAAATTTTGCACTTTCTGCTTCACTAATTCCAAGTTGCGCAGATAAAACAGATACATCTTTTACTAAATCTTTATTTACTGCAACCAACATATTAAATTCTTTACCAATTGCAGTAGTTGCCGCAACTACGCCGTCAAATGTAACTCCTAAATAAGCCAAGTCAATTGCAAGTGATTTAACATTTTTTTCTAAAACATCAAACTCACCTCTTAATAATCCAAAACTTTTTCTGAGTGTAAATGATACTTTATCAAATTCTAAATACATCTTTACACCTTTAATGAGAACATCTTGTAAAGTTGGAACTGTACCTGATAAAAGTTTACCAAATTCACCCATACTACTCAAAGCCTCTCCAAAAATATTTTTAAATGCATCAGCAATAGCAGCATTTCTTTCTAATCTCGGTGTAACGTCTTCAAGTCCTTGTATTTGTTTATTTAAGTCATTGACAAGTTTACTTCCAATTTTAGACTGAGCAGTAATAGTTTTTAATTCAGCTCCACGCAAAACATTTTGAATTTTTAATTTTTCTATTGTATTTAAAAGTTCTGCATTATTTATTCCAGCACGTGCTCTTGCGGATTGTAATGATTTTATTTGAGCCTTAATAATCATTCCTTGTAACCTAGATTCTTCTCTTTTAAATTGAATTCCAATAGAATCCAAATATGAAGACTTAGATTTAATTTCATTAATTCTATTTTGAATTGATTCTTGTAATTTTTGTGAAATTAAATATCTTTCTGCCAAATTTGAGTTTATTTTAGCATTATTAACTATATTTTTAAAATTATTGCTGAGTACATCTGTTTCTCTATTGATTTTTGTAAATACATCTCTAAGTGATTGGCTTAAACTAGTTAAGTCTTTAACACTTTTTTCTAATTCATCAACATCACTTATTGAGACTGTCGGTTTTACGGTTGGTGTTGCCATATTTTATACAACAATAAATATATAAAATATGAACTTTAAACTATCTTTTAATTGTTTTTGGAGATTCTTTTGAAGTGGATTTGTCCATTGCTTCTGCTTCTTTCATCTTTGTATCAGCCAATAACTTATAATAAAAGTTTCTCAAAAACACTGGTAAGTTGTAACCAATGTTTTGATCAAATGCACCTTGAGAATAATAACCTAATTCAAATATCTGTTTATGTACAAACAGTTTATATTCAGTTGTTAGGCCAAAAAAATTGTACCGTCATCGGCACCTCCGATCTATCTTCAGAGTTACAGTTAGGACATGTAAAATTAAATGTCATATCCAAATCAGGTGAATTTTGACGGATAAACTTTCTTAACTCAATACTATCTCTTGATAAGAGTTCAGTATCAACAAACTTTCTGATAAATGCTTTGTCAGTATTACCGTCAATTGATGTAATTACATGTTTCAATCTAGTAGTAATTTCTGCACTTTGACCACCTTTGTTTAACTTAGATATAGATTTCAACTCATTTTCAATTTGTTGTTCTTCTAATGAAGTAGCCAATTTAACAGTAACTAACTTTTTTGAATATGGAAGTGTGAAACTGATACTATTTTCTGATTTTGTAAATTTACTAAAGTCAAAATCTTTGTCTTTTAGTTCAGCTAAATTGATATCAATCTTTGATTCTTCTCTACAATTCTTACAAACTACACCTACAGGACCATAACTATCACCATATGCCAATCTTCTTGCAGCAACATACAATGCATTTTTGTCACCAATCAATATATTTTCAATCTTAATTGACTTATCAACAATCAAAGACTCAAGTAGTTTATCTAAAACAACACCTTTTTTGATAAGATTTTCACTGGTAAGAATATCTTCTTCCTTAGCAGTCATCATCTTTAACTCAACTTTGCCTGATGATAACGGATCATTTTCTTTATAAAAGAACCCTTTACTTGGTAATTCAATTACCTCAGTAGGAAATGTCACCTCTTGTTTTTGTGGGGGTGGGGGTGCTTGAAAAGATTGTGGTCTTGTAATTGGTACTGTGAAATTTTCTTCCATAAAATGTATAACTTGTACACATATATATAAAAGAATCTAAATATTTGATTTATTTTATTTAAATTGATACCGCAGACAATTCTTTTTGAGCAGCAGATAAGTATACTTTAGCTTGTTTTACTTCTTCTTCTGCACTTTTAACTGCATCTTGAGCATCTTTTCTTTGTTTTGCTAAATCAGCCGCATCTGTTTGTTCTTTAACTTCAGTAGGTGGTGTTGCACTCTTTACATCTGTTGATGTTACTTGAGTTTTAGATAAATTGGATAATCTAACTTTTGCAGCTTTTAACTTTTCTTCTTTTGCTCTTAATTCAGCTCTTCTTTGATTAACAAAAGCTGCTTTTGTTTTTTTTGTAGTATCTTTGATTGCGTCTTCTTTTAGAATAGAAATTATTCTTTTCAATTTAGATTCAATGCTTTCATTGACTTTATTGTACTTAAACTTCTGTGTCAAATCTTTAAATAAAGCAATATCATACCATCCAAAGATAAATCTAAAAAACTGTTCTTTTTGTGCGTCTGTATATTTGTCTGATCCCAACATTTGTCTTACGGCGGTACCGCTTAAAATTCTACCATCAACCATGGTTTGACTTTCTGGTATGATCAGTACATATCCACTTTTACTAAGAGGGTCTAATTGATTTGTGTCTCCTTTGAATGACTTGAAATAACCGCCTTGATCTACTTTTAATCTTTCTGCATCTTTTTGACCCAACGCAAATATTACACTAGTCTTATCTGGATCATACTTCTGTGTAATTTCTAATGATTTGTAGGGACTCTTTGTTTGTACAATGTGATCAGGTGCCACACCATGTCTTACCCAGATTTGTTGTTTTTCACCAAATGTAAGTGGAGAATCTGGTAGTTCTACTTTACCGCTTGTAGAAACGTAAGTGTCATTTCCAGTTATTGACTTTAAAAAATTAAAGGCATTTAAATGACCTCTGTGTGGTGGGTGAAATCTACCAGGATATATTCCAATTACGCTTTTCAAGTTCATGTTATATAAATATAGTACTTAATTGTTAATGTACATAAAAAAACTCCTTGTTTTATCAAGGAGTTTAAAAAGGATAAATGTTTTGTTTTTATTAGTATTGTAGAATACAGTAATCTACAGATAGAGTCAAATTAATAGTTGCTGGATCACCACTATCAGTCCAGTCCATTTCACCAAAGTCAGCACTGGTGATGAATGCACCTTTTAGTGTCCATTCTTCTACTTTATCACCTACTGGACCTAGAACGTTTACGGTTAGATCTTTCTTATAGAAGTCACTATAACCGTCACGGCCAGTTACAGATTCATGGCTCAAACGTACCCATTCCATTACTGCTTGAGCACCAGATGGTACAATTGGATCATATAGTTCCATTGTAATGTTATCCCATGTGGTTTTACCTTTGTAGTAACGTTGGATGTTGATGTGATCCAAAGTCTTCTTTTCACTTGTTACTGTTGGTCTCTTGACTTTTCTAATCAAGAAGCTTGGAACACCATCACAGTACAAAAGAAACCTATTTTTAACTTTAGGTTCAAATTGTGTGAAGAATATTTCGTTGGAATTTAGTAAATCTGCCATATTTTTTTTATCCTTAAATAAGTTTCTATTCTATAAATATAATGAAGAATTTGTTTTTATATAAATTTTTCATGATTCTTTCAAACTAGCCTTTTTATCAAACATTTGATTGATACCATTTTTGAGTTTGTCTAGATGACCTCTTGATCTTAATACTTTAAAAACAATATTCTCAGTACTAAATTCACCAGACTTGTTTAACCCAACTTCTCTCATATCATACAAATCTTTCAAAACTTTCTTTAACTTAACTAAACTTTCAGATTCTAGTGCATTTTTAATTTTCAACACCATATCACTGTATTTTTGTTGAATTTGATCTTTATCCAATTCAAAATTCTCTTTCTTTGGTTCAGTTACCCATTTGTTGTTTAACAATGAATAAACGCCAGTAGATCTGTTTTTCTTAGAAACGTCTTGGATATACACTTCAACGTTAAATCCTTTAACGTGAATATCATGATCTTCATTCCATTTACCTTTAATGGCATTTACCATCTTTTCAACCATTTCCACATCTTCAGATACATCTTTGAAATCTATGACTATATGAATATCAACGTCACTAAAATCTGACCAGTTGTAATTTGCGCTACTACCAACCATTATAATATCTTTAACTGGAGCGGTTAATTCTGTATCCTTGTAAAAGGATTGTCCTATAGACTTTAAAGATTCAGCTACATCTGGTTTTAGTGTTAAATTATCCCAAAGCGCTGGATTAAGAGTGTTGTTATATATTCTTACTTTCATATATTAGAATAACTATAACCAAATGCTTCTGGCAATTGATTTATTAACAATTGTAAATCAGATAATGTACTTGCTGCATTTGTATGTATGATTCCTTTGCCACCAGCAGCTTCAAATGATTCTATATTTTTAGGCAAATCATCAATTAAGCAGCTATTTGGTTTAGCAAATCTACCTTTTCCTCTACCTGAGCCACTGAAGTTAACTTTTAAACCTGACCAATGGTTGCTTAACCACTGTAATTTCCCTTTTTCTATATTTCTAATGATATCTTTAGCTTCTTCTCTTGGGTGATTTTTAAGAATCCAATTACCACTAGTGCTTGTTAGTACTTGTAGATCCAGATTATTATCATTGACAATTTTAACTATACCAGCTTTAAGTTGATCAAAATCAGGCATTTTTTGCATGCTTGACCAAAATACTTCACCTTTATCAGCAATAGCATCCCAAAACTTTAAAGTACCATATTGTGATTCAAATTCTTTAGGTGATGATCCTATCATTTGGTTGAATTGTAAATCAAAATTACACATTACACCGTCCATGTCACAAAATAAAATAAATGGTTCAGATTGCTCCAGGAGGTTAGCATCCCAAACTTCAGGTAAAAGCGCTTTAAGCTTGATCATAATAAAATAAATATCAGGAGGTTAAAATAAGTTGACTTAAATGTATAAAAAGCATATATTAAAAGCGCAACATTTATATATAAAAAAGCATTAAGCATTTATTATAATAATTAAGTAACCGCAATATAAAAAGCGCAGCGCACCTGATAATTGTAAAAGTTTATTTAGGGTTTGGTATAAAAGTACCATCTTTTAGATTTAGTGAACCTTCACCGTACTTGGTTGTGATGGAATTTAACCATTCATCTTCATCTTTTTGAATCTTTTCATAGTTAGTTCTAAGATTAGATTCAACTTGAGATAATTCTTTAATTTTTGCATCCAATGTCATTTTGTCTAGATACAACTGACCAAATGACATGATGTTTTCTTGAAAACTGAGTTGGATTTTCTTTAATGAATCCAATTCTTGTTGTGTAAATTTAATAGGTTCTGGCATATAAGATATATAGGGATTTATTTAGTTATTGAAATGTTATTTTTTATCTTTTCAAATACATCATGTGGTGATATAGTAGTAGTACATTCAAACATTCTTTTTGTGTTCTTGTGATTGGGACACCAATTCCAATCATGTCTGTCAAATGGTTTTTCATTTAAACAACCGTGACAAACTGATTCATTATCAACTCTAATCATATTTGTTGTAAATTCACACCATTTTTTTGTTACGTTTGTTATCAAAACAACTTTTTTTCCAACTGCGTGTGCTAACCAGCTTAATCCGTTTGATGTACCAATATGAAATTCTGCATGATTCATATAATGAGTTGCTTCTAACAAGGAGATTCCAGTTTTATCAATTGCGGATGATGGAATTGTATTAAAACAACCATTTGACCCAAAACTGTTGTGCATATCTACACAAACAGCAGTAAGTCCATATTTTTGTTTTAATAAATTTAATAAAATATTCCATCCTTTTTTTGCATTCCAATATCTTCCTTGATGAGTTGATTGAATTGAAATAGTAAAGTATTTTTCTTTAATTGGTCTTTCTTTTATTACTGTTGCAACTTTAGCACAAGTTTCTTCAAATGGAAGACCCAATAAATCAGCCGCATATTTTTCAAGAGGTTGACTGAGATTTACATCCAATTGTTTAAATTCATCATAAGTGACAGGCAAATCAAAACAGAGGTTTGGATAAACTGGTTTAAATAAATCAATATAATTTGGATTTATTATAAAATGCACTGTATGACCCGTTAATTTTTGATATTTGTCAACTTGGCCAATTGACGCTATAGTGTCACCCAAGGATTTTGTGGTCAATTCTATTTTTATAATCATAACATTTTTACTTAATCAGAATGTCAATTTTATCTATAACCATTTGTGATGTTATTGATTTGGAACACTCAAATTGTCTATCTGTATCTTTTAATTTTGGACACCAGAACCAATCACCTCTTTCAAATTTAAACTGTTCATTGTTCCAACATCCATAACAAACATTTTTATTAATGATTCTAAATGGAGTGAAAAATTCATTTTTTTCTAGACTCATTCCACTGATCAATATACATGGTTTATTTAATGCCCATGCCATCCATGATATTCCGGATGACAATCCAATTACAAATTCACTGTTATATACCACGTTTAATACATGATTCATATCAGTGGAATTGCATAACATAATATCTAATCCTTTATCATCTAAAAGTGTATCATGTTCTTTTTGAACTGCTATTACTTTATATCCCTTTTTATTTAAATAAGATACAACATCTCTCCATCCAAATTGTGTGTTCCATTCTTTACAAGCTGATGTTGATTTTGTTGAAATTACAACGTACTTTTCTTTTATTACTCTCGTTTTATCTATTACTTCAATTGGCGGCTTGATTTCTTTGTATTCAATTCCTAGTATACTTGCCGCAATTTCTTGATTATTGAGTAATTTCCAATTAACCTTTTCTTTGGTTTTATCTTCAAAACAACCAATTGAATAACTAGCATATAAGTTGAATAATTCAGTTCCATGAGGTACAAAAGTGATGTGTGGATATATAGGTTTAAAAATATCATTTTGATAAGTTGAACAAAAAACATTACATTCATGTTTTATCCTAAATTCTTCCACAAATGGCATCCATGAAATATTATCTCCCAATGAATTACTATCAAACCAAATGTATACATTTCTACCACGTGCATCATAATCTATTTGTTCAATCAAATTTTTTGTTTGAAAATCAATAATTTTAATTCTATAATCAATGAAATAACAAAAAGCGCTTCTAACCCACATGTTTGATTGGATGATGTCATCATAAACAATTTTATCAGTTTTTTTGTCTATAAACTGAATGTAATATTTGTTGTTATTATCTTCCAAAATTTCACAACACGCACCTCCAACAAAATTAGTATTAATTTGCATAAGATATTAAAGATTAAGGTAAAATGTCATTTTTATACAATGTTATTATCAAATAGATAAGAAATTGTTTTTGTAACATCTTCAATAGATGAATGACATTCAAATGTTGGCTTATACTCAAGACATCCCGTTAGAATTGGAATTAAATTTATATTATCCCTTTCTCTTGCGGAATATTTTAAATTGGAGGTACAAAACAAGTCACATTTACCTTTTATATAACAATATTTATAATTTTGAGTACCCTTTCTATAAGGTGCTACAAATTTGGGATTTTTTGCACTTCCTAATTGCATTATAAATGTATCTGTCGTTCCAGCTAAATGAAGCATCCCAGAATCAACTGTAATTAACATTTTAGCATTATTCAACAAATGCCAGGCAGTACTCAAATCCGTTTTATCAGTTAAATCGATACCGTATAAATTACTCAATGGTTTTATAAATTTCTCAGTAATTACTTCCGGTTCTGTTTGAACCATATTTTTTCCAATAACTACAGTATAAATGTTTTTTTTAGATAAATAATCTACTAATTTTTGCCAATTTTCTTGTGGCCATGTTCTGTTTGGCCAATTAGTTGCAGGATGAATTACAACATAATTTTTAGGTAGAGAAAGTGAGTTTGAAATTGGATTTGGATAAAACTCACATGTCATTTCTTCTGGTAACAACTGTATTCCAAGATCATTTGCATGAACTTGTCTTAAATCAACCATGTTAAACTTTCTTTGCATACCAAATTGATTATGCAATCCTGGTAAAACATAACTTTCATGGTAATTGATTATTGATTTGTCACCTTTAAAGTCATTAACAAATTCTGGGAAAGTATAAAGTTTATCAATATAAGGATTGTTAATCCATACTCCTTTAGAATCTGGTTGAGATACTACATTTATTTTTCTTTGATATACTTGATGTAATTTTCTAAGACTTGGTGTAGCACAAATGGTATCACCTATTGTACCTGAAATAACGGCGTAATATATATCTTTCATAACTTTTATTTAAATAGAGGATATACGGAACAAAATAATACTTTTATTTGAATCATAAATTGTAAAAATCTTTTTACCTTCAACTTCTGACCCAAAACAATGTTCTACATTTTTCATCATGATTAAATCATTGAAAAAATATAAATCCCCGTTTTCATTTGTAATTTCTATATAAACTTTACATGAATCAAAATAACTCTGTGAAAAGAATATACCATTCAAATCTTCAGAGAATCTATGAAATTTTATATACCCTTGATTATTAAGTGAAATTGATCCGTATCTTTTATTTATTACATCAAATAAATCTTTTGATACTTTATTCCATGTATATTTAGATATAAAATGTTGACATTTTTGAAGATGAATTTTCTTATATGTAGAATAATTTTTATAAGAATCCAGAAGTACTTCACTCAACATTTCAAAATTTGGTTCATCAACATATCCGTCTGCAAAATATTTATCTTCTTCATGATATGCTGGAATTTTCTTTAATATATCTACTCCAAGTGGATATTCACTTGCAAATTCAAGTTGACCTGATCCCTTTGAATATATAGATGGTATACCACAAGCAAGTGCTTCAGCCAATGGAATGTTCCATCCCTCTCCTCTTGAACAACTTAAAAAAACATTACAATTTTTCAGTATACGTAAATAAACATCTCTATCAGGAAAACTATGAATAATAATCTTTGGTGATAATAAATTATACATTCTTAAACGTTCTTCAGTTGGTATCCAGATTGGGTGTGCATTATCAACTGTAATATGAAGTTCTACATCATCTATATGTTCAAACGTTTTTAAAAAACATTCAATTGTTTCTTTTATTGCTTTTCTGAATCCCCATTTCCCTACAAGAAAAAATTTAAATTTATTTGATTTTTCTTGTTCAATAGGAAAGCAGTCTGGTTCTATACCTTCATGAACAATATCAATTTTACTTTCATCAAATCCTTGTTTTATTAAACATTCTTTTTGCCATTTTGTTAAAACAATATTACTGTCATAATTTTTTAGTATATTTAAAAAATCTGGATTGTATGTATCACTCTCCCACATTGTAAATGCAATTTTTGGACCATAATAATTGTCATAAAAATAATGATGTGAATTTTCTGCTGTAATTAAATGTATTCTTTCATTGATATCAACATCCAAGTATTCTTGATTCCATTCAAACGGATAATCCATTCTGACACTAGTGTTTTTATAATTTGACCAAAGTGTTTGTTCAGAAAGTATTTGTTTATCTTCATCATTTATGTATGAACTTGAATTTCCATCCACAGTAAAATTTCTTACATAAATTTTTGCATATTTTGAAAGTCCTCTAAAAAATCCTCTTGTGTGATTATTAAAACCAGTAGATCCAAGATAAGAACCATGACATTTTATAAACATATATATAACAGATCTACTATATATATGGTCACATGAATTTAAAATAATTAATTTAAAATCAATCCAAATATATATAATAAATGAAAAGGTTATATCATATTGTTACTAGATTTACAAGAGATGATGAAAAATGGTTGGATAGATGTTATGAAAGTATACTAAAATCAAATTTAAATTATAAATGGTATATTGTTGGTCCAAAATTACCAGCTAATATGACAAAATATAAGAATTCAAATTTCTTACATTACACGCAAAAACCAAATTGGAAAAATCTTTGTAATTTTTACTTTGATAAAGTTGGTGATGAAGGACAGTGGGTTTATATTCTAGATGATGATAATTTGATGCATTATAATTTTCATCTAGCAGATAAAAAAATAGAAAATGATACTGAATTAATCATTGTGAGTCAAGAATATGAACCAAATAAAATCAGAATTGCAAATGAAAATAATATCACGGTTCAAAAAATAGATATGGCACAATTTTGTGTAAAAAGATCTGCTGTTGGTGATTTGAGATTCTGGGAAATATATAGAGGTGATGGTTATTTTATAATGGAACTATGTATAAGATGTAAAGAATATGGAAAAAAAGTACAAATAATGCATGAAGTCTTTTCTTACTATAACGCACAACATTGGTTATGATAAATTATCAAAACATAGACACAAAAAAGTTAAATGAAAAATTTGTAAACACAAATAGTGCAGTAATCACTGACTTTTTAGTTCAACCTTTTGCGGAAAAATTATATTCACACTACAGACATGATATGGATGAAAGTGAGTGGGTTGCTTCCTCATATCCATCATTGGTCAATGGAGACAAACATGAATTTGTACCAGTTACAGAAGAAAATAGATATACAATACAAATTCATAAATCATTTTCAAATAAATGTCTAAATGATAATCAGTACGCATATTTCTTCTATAGAACACTTGATTCTCATAAGTTACACTGTTTGTGTCCTCATTGTACAATACTTAAATTAATTACAAGTGCAGGATTTATAAACACTTTAAATGATATAACTCAGTTAAATTTAACAAAAATAACAACAATTTTTGCAAATAAGTATACTGAAAAATGCTTTTTAGCAACACACACAGATGATGGAAATGGAAGGTTGGCATTTGTTTTACATTTGACTAAAAATTGGAATCCATGTTGGGGAGGACTATATATGGACCAGTCTGATATGTATAACATCAAAACAATTATACCAAGTTTTAATAAATTTGTAATGTTTAGAGTAGGCAACAACCAGACACCACATAGTGTTAGTAGTATTACTGAAAATATAACCCACCAAAGAATCTCAGTCACCGGATGGTTTGATTAATTTATGAAAAAATTTTGCATATTAACATTAACACATGAATCAAATAATAGACCAATGTATCTTCAGGATACAATTGAATCTTTTTTAAACAATACTGAATATGATGAAATAATTGATTGGTTTATATACATAAATAAAACAAATCAAGAATTTATATCAATATGCAATCAGTTGATTGAAAAATATAAAGAAAGAGTCAATTTTAAGATTATACACTCAAATGTAAATAATGGTGTTGGATACGGAATCAATAGATTAAATGATTTGTCAATTGACTATGAATATAGTCTTTTTCTTGAAGGTGATTGGAAATGTATGTCTTCAGAAATAAGTGGACAACCAAAAACTTGGTTGAAAACCAGTATTGAACTATTAGATGAAAATCAAGATGTTAATGCTGTCTTCTTAAGAAGATATATTAATGATTATGAGAGTAGATCTACTGGAATTTTTGCAAATTATTCAGTTGAAAATTGCAAGATTGAATCAAAAAATGAATTAAAATACTTTACTGCTACAGCAAATATATACACAAATAATCCATTAATTAGAAGAAATAAATATTTTTATGATAGTAAGACATTTCCATTACAAGAATTTTTTGATGCAAATGGAAATCCAACTGAATTAAAAATAAATGATGTTATATATTCTGATTGGGGACAAGCAGAAATAAGAGCACAACCAATAAATAAACAAATTAAATACATAATGTTAGTGTGGGGCAACTTCTGTCATATAGATCATATGGGGGATTTTGATAAAAATACACAAAAATTTGTAGAAAATGAATCAACTGCTGGATGTAAAAAATATAATTATGGACAGTCTAAATGTAAATTTGGATATTACACCATATCTCCTCATTTTTGTACACTGTGTAGCACAACAATTTCAGACTTGGAATTACAAAAGATGTTTGCTATAGAATCTTATTTATTAGATACATTGGAAATCAATAAAGATAAATGGACAAAAGAACAAAAAATACAATTTGTAAAAGATCAAAATTTGACACCAGAAACAAACCTTGAACAATTTACAAAATATTTTATATGATCAGCTTTATAATACCAACAATATGGAAAGCAGAAGAAATATATAAATCAATTGAACAATTCAAAAGATTACAAATTAAAAACGTAGAATTAATAATAGTAGATAATACACACTCAGATTTTTATGATGATGACCCTAGAATCATAATTGTTAAATGTAGCAACAATATATTTGTAAATCCTGCATGGAATATAGGTGTAAAACTAGCAAAAAATAAATATATTTGTTTGTTAAATGATGACATTTATTTCAATTATGTAACTGTATTAAACAATTTTCAAAAATTTATAGATCAAAATCCAAAACTCGGATTGATTGGTTTTAATGATAAATCAAGAACAAAAAATAATACTGACACATTAAATAATAATGATGATGAATTAATACTTGTAGACACCACAGGTATAGTTCCATTTGGATACGGTTGTTGTATTTTCCTAAAAAAAGAAGACTACTTTGACATATATGAAGATTGTAAAATATTTTATGGTGATACAATATTAATTGTATCAATTATTGACATGAGAAGAAAACGTATGTATTATATAGATAACTTAATAAGTTGTGGTAGAATCAGCGTGTCAAGTGAGAAATATCCGCAGAATATGAATACGGATCAAATTGTGTTTAACAAACAATATAGAAACTTAATAAAAGGACATGCATAATAATGTTATAAAAAATAGTAAAATTACTGTTTGTATATTTGGTAGACAAATAGATGTTTTATACTCAGACAAAAATGCGCCTGAGTATGAGGAAAATTCATTTAATATTTTGAATTATGAAAATGACCATGCGTTAAATGACATCATAAAACAATATGACCCTCACGTTTTTGTAACTTTTGGTGATTGGAATAAATACAAAAAATTGTCAAGTTCACCACTTAGTGTAAGATCAAAATGGTTAAATTACCCATTTCCAACTTCACTTGATGAATTGGGAAAAAATATAATGCGTTGTTATCTTCAGACTACATTAAATTATGATGATACAACGTCAAATGATCCATTAGTATCTGTATTTACTCCCACTCACAAAACAGGATCAAAAATATTTAGACCACTACAATCATTATTAAATCAAACATATCAAAATTGGGAATGGATCATAATTGATGATTCTGACGACAATAATCAAACATTTAATTTGTTAAAAGAAATAAGTGAAATTGATCATAGAATAAAAATATTCAAAAATCCAAGAAAATCAGGAAGTATTGGTGAACTAAAAAGATGGGCAGCTGGATTATGTTACGGTGAATATTTGTGTGAATTGGATCATGATGATGAGCTCACAGATAAATGTTTGGATTATGTAGTAAAAACTTTTCAAAAATACAAAGATGTAGGATTTGTATACACTGATTCTACTGAAGTATATGAAGAAGACGGTACATGCGTTAAATATCCAGAAGGATTTTCTTATGGTTATGGTTCATACAGAAAAGAATTTTACAAAGGAAAAATGTATGATGTGGTAAATGGACCAAAAATAAATCCAAAAACAATTAGACATATTGTAGGCGTTCCTAACCATATTAGATCATGGAAAAAAGATATTTACTTTAAAATAAAAGGTCACAATCCAAATTTACATGTTTGTGATGATTATGAACTAATAATTAAAACATTTTTGACCACAAAAATTGCATATATCCCAAAACTAGGATACATACAATATAGAAATAAAGACGGCAATACTACATCAGAAAGAAACAAAGAAATACAAAGATTAACTAGAATAATAAAAAATTCATATGACCCATTAATACATGATAGATTTTTAAAATTGGGTATTAATGACTTTTTATATGATGAAAAAACTCAAACGTCAAATTTAGACACTCCAAATCCAAACACTGAACAACACGTTTGTATTATTTCTGATGTAAATTAATTTGTTTATAACATTCTCTAAAATTATTAGAGTAATCTAAGAATTTACCTTCTATATCAGAAAATCCAGATATCTGAGAACTTAACAATTCATCTGATGCAAAACAATTGTTTTCATATTGAAATTCTCTAACTAAATACCAAGCAATTGATTCATATTCCTCAGAATAATTTAAAATGTCTAATTCTGTGTTTAGTTTTAAACTTTTTAATATTTTATCCATTCCTCTAGAAGAATACGCAAGTGAATGTGTGCAAAATCCTGTGTTGACCTTTACCAAATTATCAGAATATCCTTCAGTTGGTTCATAATCATATCCTTTCACAAAATAAGAACCTAGATAAAAAAGATCCCAATCTAATGGAAGTTCATTTAAACTTTTTTTCAATTTTACCTCAAATTCATATGGTTCTTTCAAAAATAAAAAGTCATCTTCTAAAACCAAAATATTAGAATAGTTTTTCAGTTTAGCTTCTTTTATTATATTGTAATGTGAAAGAACACACCCAATATGCGCATTAGCTTTTGCTGAAAGTTTTGGGTGACTATACTTTATAGCCTCAAATCTTTGCACATTAGATATACCAAATTTAGAAAATTGATTAAGACAGTTATTCCATCTATCAACACGACTGCTCAAATTAATACAATAAACTTTTTCAAAAAATGAAAACATATTGTATATTATTATTTATTTTCTAAAATTGTCAATCTATTTTTCAAATCTTGAATTTGATGTTGTTGTTCCTTAATTGCTTCAGTTAATACTGCAACCATTCTTGAATAGTCTACTGCTCTAGCATCCTTAACTTCATCATTTAATTCCCACTCACATACCAATTCAGGAAATACTTCTTGTAAATCTTGAGCTACGAATCCAATAACAGGAATATTTAATGCATAACCATCTCTAACGCTATTTATAAATTCATTCCATTCATATTTTACACCTTTTAATTTCATTACCTTCTCCAACGCATTTTCAATTGGAACGATCTTTTTCTTGAATCTTCTATCTGAAGAAGTTGGAAAACATGTAGCATGAACTTGACCATTAAAGTCTCCTTTATAAGAAGATGGTGTTACACCTACACCCAAATTTCCGTTTGCATTAAGCTGTGCTACTAAAGTAGTACCATTATAGAAAGCATGTATACCAGTGGAATATGCCATGATTTCAAGTTGTCCAGCAGAAACACCAAATCCATAACAACTTGTTCCATCATAGTACAACTTAATCATTTGTTTTGCTGGTGTGCCAGAAGTGTTAGCATAGGTAGTACCAAAACTAATATCTGATGGAGTAGCAGAAGCTACAGTAGATGGTAAAGTCAATTTAGCACCAACAGTAGTTGTTCCAATACCAATATTACCACTACCATCTTCATAAATATTTGAATTACCAAGAGTAGTAGCAGCAGTAAATTTAGCATGATAACTTGTTGTACCACTTGCATTTGCTGAACCAGCAGGTCCAGCAGGTCCGGCAGGTCCAGCAGCACCACTTGTTCCACTTGATCCACTTGATCCGCTATTACCATTGTTACCATTGTTACCTGCTACGCCTTGGCGACCTTGCGGTCCTTGTGGACCAGAACCACCAGGAGCACCAGCAGCACCACTTGTTCCGCTTGATCCGCTTGATCCGCTATTACCATTGTTACCATTGTTACCTGCCGGACCTTGGCGACCTTGTGGACCTTGTGGACCAGAACCACCAGGAGCACCAGCAGCACCACTTGTTCCACTTGATCCGCTTGATCCGCTATTACCATTGTTACCATTGTTGCCTGCCGGACCTTGACGACCTTGTGGCCCTTGTGGTCCAGAACCACCTGGAGCACCAGCAGCACCACTTGTTCCGCTTGATCCACTTGAACCATTGTTACCATTGTTACCAGCAGCACCGCTTGTTCCGCTTGATCCGCTTGATCCATTGTTACCGTTGTTACCATTGTTGCCTGCTACGCCTTGACGACCTTGTGGTCCTTGTGGACCAGAACCACCTGGAGCACCAGCAGCACCACTTGTTCCACTTGATCCGCTTGATCCATTATTACCATTGTTACCAGCAGCACCACTTGTTCCACTTGATCCAGATGAACCGGAACTACCAGCTTCACCCTTTGGTCCAAATACACAGTTTGTTATACCGTTTGTTGAAGTAACTGAGTAAAAACTTGAATCTAGATACAATGCACTACCAATTGCTCTTGCTACAGTTCTTTGTACAACACCGTCTTTCCAATATCTAATGTTTGTACCATCATATGTAATTGCCAATTGTGTAGCTGATGTATAAGTACCATAACTGCCTTGTGGAGCACCACTTTCATAGATGGATAGACCACCGCCAGCTTGAATATACCAACAATAATCAATACTTGTATAACTTGCATCAAGTGTAGGATCAGTATTTAAACCAACCATTGTATAAGTGCCAGTATTAATTGCTTGGAATGCCATATAACATCCTCTGGCATAACCTTCAGTAGAATATACTTGACCATCCCATGTAGAGTTGTTTCCTGTTGCTTTAACAAATGTATTTGAATTTGTTCCGTAAGTTACACCGCCACTAAAGTTTGGTGTCCAATTACCTACACCTCTGGTACCACTTGTACCACTTGAACCAGATGATCCACTTGTACCACTTGATCCACTTGTACCACTTGATCCACTTGAACCATTGTTACCGTTGTTACCATTGTTGCCTGCTACGCCTTGACGACCCTGCGGACCTTGAGGACCAGAACCACCTGCAGCACCACTTGTTCCACTTGATCCGCTTGATCCATTGTTACCATTATTACCGTTGTTGCCTGCTACGCCTTGACGGCCTTGTGGTCCTTGTGGTCCAGAACCACCTGGAGCACCTGCAGCACCACTTGTTCCGCTTGATCCAGATGTTCCGCTTGATCCGCTTGAACCAGATGTACCACTTGATCCGCTTGATCCGCTAGTTCCGCTTGAACCTGCTGCGGTAGCGGTTGACTTATAAACAACACCTGTAGTGTTATCTACTGTTAAGTAGTAACCCGTTGAATTGGTTGTTAATCCATCAATTTCTAGTGGATCAGATGCGCCTGATATATGTAATCTTCTAGTTGGTGAGGATGTACCAATACCAACAAAACTGCCTGTGATGACAAATGCGTTTGAATTGAATGTTCCTCCAACTACTTTATTGTCACTAAACACTTCAAGAATTGGTAGACCTGATATATCATTTACACTGAATAGTGAACCGCTTAAACTATCATCTACAGCAAATAGAGAACCACTTGATCCTTCTACTCTAAATACAACTGATCCAGCAGCAAGTGAACCACTGCTGTTTACATTCAATTTAGCATTTGGACTAGTAGTTCCTATACCAACGTTACCACCACCATCTGCTTTGATGGTCATACGGGTAGTCATTGTTCCCGTTACATTTTGTCTAAAATAGATATCACCGTATACTTGACCTGAACTAGTAGGATACGTATTATCAATATATGAAGTTGCTATATTTGCATTGTATAAAAGATGCAAACCATGAGTATCAGAGTTATTATAACTAATTTTAATACCGTGGTCACTTGTACTTATATTGTTAATTCTAACAAATGGATTGGTGCCATGTACATTTAACAACGTATTAGGACTTGTTGTACCAATACCTACGTTACCGACACTAGTGATAACAACATAATCAGTAGCTCCACCACCTGGTCTGAAGTTTATTGGTCTTGATGTAGCAGAACAAATATATATACCATCTTCTCCCGTATTATGAGCAAAAATTTTATTAGCTCCGTTACTTAATCCTCGATATCCTAAAGCAACATATCTTCCTGTTCCTGAT